GGATGACCCCAATCACGCTGTGGAAAGCAAGACCGCCGTTTTGGTTGGTTATGGCTTCGCAAAGTGTCCCGTCGTGACAGCTGCCAAAGGCGCGTCCGTCGGAGTTAAGGCTGTCATCGCACGTGTGGGCCGTGTGCCACGCTTCAAGGCACGGCAACAAGCTTTTGACCTCGCCATGGAGGTCTATCGTGACCTCTTCAGCGAGGTCGAGCCTGTTGAACGCATGACAGACGATGCTTGGGTGAGCACCGTCCGGCGAAAAGAAGACATGATCCGCTGCTTTGCGGAGCTCAGCGCAGGCATTCCCGTCGATTGGGATGAGCCATTCTGGAAAGCTTTCATCAAGCTCGAGAAATCCGCTGCATTCGACGCCGTCTTTCAATTCATCCAAGATTTCAAGCCGCGCCTCATCCAAGCACCGCCCGATTGGGTGCATTGCATACTGGGCCCGTACATGAAGCAAGCTCTCCACCAATTGGAGAAGCAATGGACCAATGATGGTCCCATCTTCTATGCGGGTTGCGCCGGCCCAAAATCGCTCCACAAATGGCTGCAGCGCCTGGTTTCAAAGACCGGGTACTGGTTCATCACCCTCGACTACAAAATGTTCGACTGCACACACTCCGAGATGTCATGTGAGTTTGCAGAAGCGGTGTACCAGCTGTTTGTCAATTTCAGCCAGGAGGCGCGAGATCTCATGGAACGGATCCGCACACCCCAAGGCTCTGTGTATGGTGTCCGCTACACAGCGCCCAAGCCCATGAATGGCTCTGGCCGTCCTGACACCTCATTGATCAACATTGTCAACAGTGTTGCTGCGCTCCTCATCCTCTGCACTGTTTTGGTGACGGGGAAAGAGTTCGAGACGCTCACACTTGCCGATGTTCGCGCCGCCCTCAACGTCATCCTGATTGGCGCTGCAGGTGATGACTCCGTGCTTGCAGTGCCCCGAACGGCACGCTTGACCCCGGAGTTCATGCTGCAGACTGAAGCCATGAAGGAAAGCGGCACCCCGAGCAAAGGACAGATGCTCATTGAACAAACCATCGGGCTCTTTGGCTTCGATGCCCCCACTGACAAGGCGGCCATTTTTCCTGACCCTTATCAGATTGTCTTTTTGGGGCACCGACCTTACCCGGTTGGCGGTGTTTGGTATTGGGGCCCCACTCTTGGGCGCCGCCTGTACAAGCACCACACCATGGCCATGCCGCACGGGGACTTGCGTGCGTGGCTTCACGGAGTGGCAAAGATGGAGGCACTGTGCTGTCCGCATGTGCCAATCCTCGCCGACATGTCCCACAACATCCTGGCCCAATTGAAGGGGCACAAGATCAACA